CAACCAACATCTTCGGTGTGCCGCCTTCTTCAAAGATTTCCTGTGCCACGGTCTTGAGCATGGACTCAAGGAACGTGCGGGTTGTGGTGTCAGAACGGATGTCGGAACCGTCACCTGTTGGGTTAGTACCAGCCGAACCCTTGGATACGTTGCTGGTGATGTAGGACAGGAGCGAACCCATCTTACGCGCACCAGAAGTGGCCGTACCGTTGGTCTTGGCTTGGTTAGCCGTGATGATTGTCTCGATGTCGCGCTTGATTTCGGAAGCGGCTTTAGCCAACTGGTAAGCCTTTTCAGACTTACGGCCAGCCTTGTCTACTGCCTCAAGCGTGCCCGAAACCTGAACGGTCTTACCAACGATTTGCGTGAAGTTGCCAACACGGGTCGTGGGAGCCAACGAGGAAGCGGCTGCGTCATCACCTTCGATGAGGGCGTTAGCAGTCGTAGCGGCGGCCAATGCGTCGGTCTGCCACTCGTGGTTGGTCTGGGTTGCTTTAGCCTTGCCGATGGACGACATGATAGGCGTGTCGGTGGGGCTGATGTCATAAATGACGTTTGCTAAGTCTTCGCGGACACCAATCGAGGTGTACCGCAGGTAGGTATTTGAGGGTACTGACATTTAATTCTCCTTAGAGGAATCGTTCGAATAAAGCCGCCGCGTCTCGCGGGCGACCAGATTGTTTAAGTTGCTTGGTCAATTTCTTGACCGCCTCTCCGTCCTTATCAAGGCGTGGAGAGCCGACCCCAGGTGCTAATGACTTGGGAGCCTCTGCCACTCTTTTGGAGACGGCAGGTTTTGACTTCTGCAATTTTTCGTATTGCATAGCCCGATACAGAGTCAGGACGGCGCGGTGGTCGTACACCTGCGACAACTCTTGGTCTGTCCAGCCTACCGATTTGGCGTAATCTTTTATCTCCTTGCGGATAACCTCGCCCTTTACCTCATCTCCGAAATCAGGGATTGCGCTTCTTAAGCGTTCCTGTTCTGAGTTGATGTGTTGCCTCAACCTCTCCTGATGCTCGGAGGCTTGCTTGGCTTGGAGTGATTCGCGTTCGGCGCGGACAGCTTGTAGCTGCTTTTCGCGTTCCATGTTCTCTGCCATCTTGACCGCGTACCCGATGGGGTCTTGGTCTTTTAAGGCAGTCAGGTCTTCCGCAGGTTGTGTCAACATCTGTTCGATGACTTGCAACCGTTGGGCATAGGTGTCCCGCAATTTGGCGGCTTCATCTATCCTAGCGCGTTCGGATTCGACTGCCTTACGCTGTTCGGCTAGATTCTGCGTCTTTTTGGTGTAGTCAGATGTGCGTGAGTAGCCCTTAATCAGTTCGTCTAAGTCCACGTCCAGTTCTTCGTTGTCAACCTTGACCCGAAACCTTTGTGGTGCTTGGACTTCTTCTTGGACTTCTTCGCCTTCCGCTTCCTCAGATTCCTCGGCTTGCGCTTCGTACCCTTGGGTTTCTTCCTGTGCTAGTTCCTCGGCTTGGCCTTCCGGCTGCTCTGGCTCCAACATCCCGAAGATTTTGGCGGCTGCATTGTCTACTGTTTGCGCACTCCCTTGCGGGTTGGTGTCTTCCATTTGGAACTCCTACTGTGGTTAAAAAACCATAAATTTGCGTTTCTTATCTATCTCCTTGTTCGCAGAGATAGACCGGAGTGACGCAATAAATTCTTCTAGCCCCTTGAGTTTTAGACGCTCGCGTTCACGAACATCTACGTCCTCGTCAGAACTATCTAAGATGTTGTTAATATACATCAGCCGTTGCTTTTCCACAACAGCCATAAAAAACTCGTCGTTCAGGAAGGCTATTGCCCGTTCTGTTTCGTTCAACCAGGTATCTCCACGTTGCTTGTAATCTGTGCCCCAATCTTGGCGGCTTTAATCTGTGCCTCGGCTTGGAACTCTGCCGTCTTGAGTTGCAACTGTGCGGCGGCCTTCTCGCGCTCCAACTGAATCTGGGCGGCGGCTTTACCCTTGGCAATCTCGATGTCGTTTAGAGCCTTGGCGCGGTCAATCTCAATCTGGGCTTGCGCCTGTTGCATCAGGGCGGCAGTAGCAGGGTCAGGCTGGGGCTGTTGCGGTTGTAGAAGTTGCTGTTCCATCTCCGGCGTAATCTCGCGGAAGAACTCAGAGGTGTCCTTGAACCCTGCGGACTCGATGAACCGTCCCAAGGTGTTGCGGTACTGACTAGGCGAGACTAGCGGGTTGGCTATGCCCATCTGGGACATAATCTGCTCCTGCTTTTGCAGGATTGCGGCCACCATCGCCATCTGTTGCTCGCGGTTACCCGTACCCAGACCGACGTTTACCGTCAGGTCGTACTCGTTGCTCCACTCTCTAGGGTCAATGGCCACGAACTTGCCACGCATCCGCACGATTCTTTCCTTGTCTTGGTACTTGCAGACAAGGTGCAGGATGGACTTGAACAGGTCTTTTACCCCTGTCTCGGCGAATATCCTAGCAATCAACTCAACCTTTGCCGCACCTGCGTTCTGAACCATTGCCACCGCTGTCGCGGTAGTGTTTTGCAGGATGTTGGGGTCTAAGCCCTGAGAAGCCTGTGTAACGCCTGTGCGCTTCTGCTGTATCTCGTCCATGTAGGCAAGCATGGGAAAGGCTTGACCGGCCACAAGAGGCACTTGTAGGGGCGTTATAGCGGCATTGTTCTTGACCCGCACGATACCGCCAGGAGTGACGGTAAGCATATCGTCTAGGTTTACCTGCCCATCGACTACGGCCATCCGCGCATTGTTGGAGAGGTAAAGGTTATCCAACATCTGACGTGTAATTGTGGTCTTAATCTTCTGGATGTCCACCACGCGGTCAGCCAAGCTGTGCCCGAAGAACTTGTGGGGCATGGGGATTGGGCAGATGGAGCAGAACGGGATGAAGTCTGCTTCCTCGTTCTCTAAGATTGTGCCGCCAGCGTAGAACACACGGCGCAGTTCGGCAATGCCGTCCTCGTCGTAATCTGTCCTGATGTAGCACTCGAACGTCTCAATCTCGTCCATGCTTGTGTCGAGGCTTGGGTCGTCTGGCTGCTCACCATTCGGGAACCGCGCCACCCTCTCGGGAGTAAACGTCAAGTCGTCGTAGGCTGGTAACTCGTCAATCTCGTCGGCCTTAAAGCCCATGCTGATTAACTCGGAACGGGTGGTCAGTCTACGGTGGGCTACGAAAGGCGCGTCAGCGATACGGCGTGCCTTCTTGGAGATTAGGAACTCCTCGGGCGGTACGTTCTCTACCTTGACCGAACCCTTCTTGTTTATCTTCTTGACCGTGACGTTGTACGAGAACACGGGTTGCATTGTCATTTCTGGCGCAACACCTGTCTGCTGGGCAAGCATCATCTGCTCTGGGGTCGGAGGGACAGGGACTTCGCCTATCTGAGTCTGGCGTTGCTTGACCACTTCCATCTGCCCGTCTGCTAGTAGCAGGGTCAGTTCTTCCTCGGACAGGTTCTCGTACTTCTCCTTGTCCACGGATGTCTCGTCGTTCCACCAGACCTTGATGACACCATTCTTCTGGAGGAGCGCGTCCTTGAACCAAGTCTGGAATACCTCGAAGCCTGGGTTGTCGTTCATCAGCACCCAATTGCAATACTCGGTGGCTTGCTTAGCCTTCTGTTCGTCGCCGGGTGCTTTGGGTTCGAACCGCACCACGTCGTCGGACTGTGTAAATACACGCAGGAGTTGTGGCAAAGCTCCGTCTACGGCTTCTGCGACTTCGCCTGTAACGATTGTGCTACGCCCCTCAACTTCGTTGCCGTAGGGTTCGCGGTTGTACGCCATCAGCGCATCGCGGCGTTCCTCTACCGTCTCGGTATTGATGTAGCCGATAGCATTGTCTATCTCGTTTTCAATGATGGCTTGTAGGTCAAATTCTTGCATTTAGACAATCCATTTCGTGTTAATTGGCAACGGTTTGCCCCAGGTGCTAGTGGTATTCAAGCCAACAGCGAGATACCTAAAGGCATCCGCAGCGTGACTTGACCAGTCATGCAGGGGTTTGTCGTAGTAAACATTGCGCTTCTCATCGTACTCGCGGCGGTAGTTGCGTAGTGCATCTGCGCCTTGTTTAGTTCGTGGATGGAAGTAGCAATTAGGTAAAAGCCTTCTAACGGCTTGTATCCCATCGTCGATAGACATTCTTGGGCAGACGGTGATATTGAGTCCAAGGTCTTGTAAGACTTCTTTTCTACTCTTGCCTGTGCCGAGTTCTCGTACCTCAACGTCGTGGGGCAAGATGTGTTCAGCCTTTGTGTAATCATTTTGCTTAATCCAGTTGACGTACCAGTCTAGCCCTTGACCGTGGTTCTCAACGTAGTCAATGAGCCGCCTCTCCTGCCCTGCGACCTGGCAAACCCATATAGCTGTGCTATCCCCAACTCCCAAGTCCCAAGCCGTGTACGTCTTGCAGAGGTTATCTGTCGCGAACTCCGTAAAGCGTTCAGGTGCAAGCGTATTAAGTATCGCGCCGTAATACGCACCCTCAACCGCAGCATTAAAGGAACACTCAAATTCAGTTGCGAACTTGTCGTCGCCCATCTCTTTCTTGGCAGCTTCAAGTTCCTCTGGACTGATAATACCTGTCTGCGAAGCCTTAAATTCAAGTAAACCCCACCCTTCCTCTTTCTCTGCCCTGTCGCGCAAGTCCTTAAAGTGGTTTGCGCCCTTCGGTGTCCCAATGAACAACGCCCAGCCTAGTCTATCCGTTAGCGCAGGTCTTAGCACCTCGTTCCAGACCTTCGGGTTCATGTCCCCTACCTCGTCTAGAACCACCCCGTCTAAGTATATTCCTCGCAGGGAATCTGGGTTGTCCGCACCGTAGAGGCTTATGCGCCTTCCGTAGAAGTCTACCCTGAGTTCGCTGATGTTAGCCGTTGGGGTCAGGGGTTCCGTAAACTTTAGCAGGTAGTCAAACGCCACCCGCTTTGCCTGAGAGTAGGTTGGGGCAACGTAGGCGTACCGTGGGCTTTCCTTGCCGCAGAGCATAGCTGCGCGGATAAGGTGGTTTATGGCAGCAACAGTCTTGCCGAACCTACGATGGCATACAGCCACCGCGAACCTATTAGCCTCCAGCGAATCGTGAACCAGAAGCTGTTGTGGTCTTGGCGCATAAGGTATGACTACTTCTGCCATGAAATCTTGAGTTCTAGCGGAGTGTCCTTGTCGCCCACCACCTCTGTCCTAGCAAGTTTGGGGATGTGGTACTCAGCCATCTTTTGCATGATGTCTAGTGCCTTGTCGGGCTGGGGCTTTATGCCCTTGACCTCGTCCCCATCCGCTACGGATGTGAGCCACTTGTCCATGTTCTCGGCGTTACGCTCTAGTAGGTTGGCTATTGCCTCCCTTACGATACTTGTGGACTTGTTAGGCACTCCCGCAGGTCTTCCCTTTCCAGCGTTGGGTGGGAGTCTGCGTTCTGTAACTTCTTCTACTTTACTGATTTCCATGTCCGAATCCTTAATGGTTGTTCGGGATAAGTTGTTATATTACAACACTATTCTAACAGGCTAGTTAGACTTCTTGGCCGCCTTTCGGCGGTTGTAACAATTGCTTCGTAGATGTCTTGCCCTTTTTCTGGGCTTATCTTGAATAAAGGGATGTTTCCGGGCGCAAGGTGGGGGTCAGTTTGGCTTCGATACTTCAAACCTCGGCTAGGAAATAGGTACGCATCTGACCCAACTAAGCCTCCAGCATAACTATATTGACCCTTTTCCATGCGTTCTATGGCATCCACCATCCCTGAGCTCAATCCTTCCCGCATAATTGACTCAGACCTTTCTGCGCTACCTGGTCGAAAGTCTTGATGAATAGAAAGGTGTGGGCGAATTAAGTCATATTGTTCTCTGCTCCAAGACCTTGGGTCAGACTTAACAATGCCAATTAACTCCTGAATTTCCTCTGTTTTGCCAGTTGCCGGAAGACCAAGACTTTTTGCTTCCGCTTGAATGTCTGACCTTTTAACAGGTTCTGGTTGTGCTTTTGCAGAAACCGCTTTGCTAACCGTCCCCATTGGAGCAAAACCTAGCGGGCCAGAGGTAATCATCTGGGTAAGCTGGTTCAGGGCTTGTGGGTTGGTGATTCTTAACGGGTTCTGCGGGTCGCCAAAGGCTTGATTTTGTAATGCTTGGGCAGTCGCTAGGTTCTCTTGTGTGCGCCCGCCAACCATAGAAGCATAGTCGCTGGGGTTCCTAATCATGTCGTACAGTTGCCGCTTTAGGGCATCCGCACGACCAAATATAGTCCCAAGTACGTTTTCTGCCACTTACAGTCCTAGTTTTGCAATAACACGTTTGGCGAGTAATTTAATGTCTGACCACAAGGCTTGTAACTTTTCCATGTCAATCCTTCCTGAGTATGACTTGCAGGGCATCTACGGCACGAGGGGTACGCATAATTATGTCTTTGGAGACCTTATTGTCTGCCATCTCCATGCCTAGTTCTGAGAGTTCTAAGCCCATCTGCGTACAGGTGAACTTCTCCTCCCAGTTTAGATACCAATGCCAGTCTGTGTAATATAAGAATGAGTTTTCGTTAAACGCCCGAACGTGTGTCGGGTCTTGCCACGCGCCTAGACTTAGGTCGTAGGGGACGTGAATGTGCATCTCGCCGCCGCGCTTGAGTAAGTCTCGGCAGTTAGTCATAGCGGCCACAAGGTCAGGAATATGCTCCAAGACATCGTTGGCGATTATCTCGGTGACCATTCCCTTCTCTACTGCGAACCGTCCTAGGCGGGTGTCTATAACCTCGCCCCACGGGACTTTTGTAATGTCTAGCACCCAGTCGGGTTTCTTCTCCGGCTGGATGTCTGCGTTTATGCAGTCCTTGCGCCAGTCTTTCCCAGAGCCAAGGTTAAGTTTTACGGTAGACAACTATGAAATCTCCCCAATGGTTGTCTAATAATTTTGTGTATTCAAGCGTGCAATTATAACCGTTCCGCTTTGCCCACTTTAGCAGGGCCTTGGCAGAGTCTGGGTAAAACCTCCAACAATCCTGTGGAAAAGCGTGGTACTCGCCTCTAGACGGGGCGTTTATGTAGAACAACCCACCCGGCTTTAGAATCCTCACGCCCTCTAGGAAAGTTAGCCAGAACATCTCGGCGTGTTCAAAGCAGCTACTTGTTACCACAATGTCCGTACTGCCGTCAGGCAGGGGAAACTTGTACTCGTCCTCCAAGACTATGTCCACGCCCTTTGCGGGGGAGTAGTCTAGCCCTATATAAGAATAGTGCTTGGGGCACACGTCCTTTATGGAACCGTTGACGATTTGCGACCCTATCTCCACCACAGAGGCGGCTTCTAGGGGGTACTTGTCGTAGAACTCAGACGCGCTTTGTAGTGCGCTTGCGTGCATTATTTGGGCTTGTAGCGGGTTTTGAGTCTTGTCCCGAGGGCTTTGAGTTCTTGGAGGTCTTCGCGGTTTTGCGGGACTTTGGCTGCCCAGCGTTTGAATTGGAGCGCGGCTGGCGTAGCCTCTCCGTTCTTGTCTTTGAGAGGGTGTCCAGCAGTAAGGGCTTGGGCGGCTTTTCGGTAGATGAACTTGGCTCTGTCGTACTTGTCGCCCGTTGAGGCTCCTTTGAGCGACCTAACAGGTGCGCGAACATCTCCACCAGACCGATTATGTTCGGCCATTTTCTTCGTAGTTGCTCTGTCATAGGCTTCGAACCGCTTGGCAGCGTCCCTTATCTTCATTTCTTGGCTTGCGCCCCGCGCATATTAGCCAGTAGGCTAGGGTACTTTGTCCCCGTGGACTTGGCAAACCGCTTGGCTGCCGCCTTCTGGTTGGGGCTAAGTGCCTTGGGTTTACCCAGAGCCTTGGGTCTAGCCTTCTCGTAGACTTCTTTCTTCATTTCTTAACCTTAGATGGGAGCTTCTTGAGGCTAGACTGCCCTTCCTTGACCATCTTCTTGGCGACCTTCTGGGGGACACCCGTAGCCTTGGCGACCTTTGGGGACGCGGCTGCGGCGAACATTAGTTTGGCTTGTTGCTTAGATTTGAAAGGCAATTTGAATCTCCTGTTGGGCAGTTAAAGAGGTCTTTAATCCGATTCTTCTTCAGATTCTTCTTCCATGCTTTCCCAAGCGTCGCAGACGTTGTCCGCGCTGCACTTGAACTCGTAGACATCGCAGAACACCTCGTTCTTGCCTAGCCCACAGCCTTTGAGCTTCATCCCGTACTCACAATTGCCGCATTTGGACTCGCCCTCGCTGGGGCCGTATTTGGCGGTCAGGATGGCTTTTTGCTTGTTGCCACGGTTGACTATCTCGTCTTGGGTGGCAAGCGGACAGGAGCCTTCCTCGTCGAGGAGGCCGCCTTCCATCTCCTTGGACTCCCTTGGTTTCCCAAGTAGCCCAATCATTATTGTTGGCCCTTTCATTTCTTGGGGGCGTACTTACCCGGTTTGGCGGGCTTCATTGGCTTCTTAGCGGGCTTCATTGGTTTTTTGCCGTACATGGTATTTCTCCGTAAAAGAAAACCCCCCCGACTTTTGGCCGAGGGGGTTTGAGGGCTTGAAGGAGCAATGCTGAGGAGGAGGCGCACTACTCCACCGATGATTCTACTCCTTTTTGTGCGTTTTTTGCAACATATCCCCAGATATTTTTTCTCCCAAATTCTGCGGTTAGTTGTTGCCTCTCTAGCCTACCCGACTTCATCAGGCTGGCAAGTGACCCAGAAATTATTCCTGGCGACATCCCCAAGTCGTTTTTCAGGGTGTTCAGGGTTACGGGTTCCGTGGCCGCGCTGATGGCTTCTAGGATTCTAGTTGTGTTTTTCATCTTCTTTCCTTTTATTACAATCGTATCCAACACGGTTACGACCATCTTTCTTGCTTGTGACATAGCCTACGATTCCGAGGGCGAAGGCTGCGTAGAGAACCAACGCTTCTGTTGACAGTCCATGCACTTCCATTGCTTGTTCCCCTTCCTGATTATATAACTTCCGTTTTCCTTGTTCCTTTCCCGCTGGCAGGAGAAACAGAATTTAGTCTTCAAGACCCCGTCCATCTTTAGGTTCATCTCGACGAACCCTATAAAAGGTTCGCGCACCGACTCTGACTTCTTCAACTTTGCCCTCCAGTAGCAACGAGACGCAGACGTTGTACGCCTTGCTCTTGCTGACCGAGAACCTCTCTGCCAGGTGGGTTGGGTGAACTGGCTTCTTGCTTGCCAGAATGTAATCTTCGATTTTCATCTTCTACCATCTTTCTATATCTTTTCATGGACTCTCTCAGGTCGGTTCTGTCGGCTGGAATGTAGGTGAACCTACTCACTTTTACCCTCTATCCCGTTTACCCACTTGTAGATTTCGTGTGCCGAGTTCTCAATTTCCTGACATAACGCCGCGATGGTGTTTCTGTCGGGAGCATACGTGTTAGCCATCTCATGCTGGAGACGATTGCCACAATGAATAATCCGAACCGCGTGTTCACTCTCATACATGATTCTTCCTTTTCAGTCTTTTGTTAATCTCAGCCGCTAGTTCCTCTACGTCGCTGTAAATATCCGAACCCCAGAGATTACAAGACTCTGCAATCGACTTGAGTTCTAGTATGTCTATCTCTACCCACGGTCTTGCAGGGGTAAGGTTAGCGACACGGCGTTTGTGAGACAGGCTGTCAATTTGTTCTAGTGTCATAGCATCACCAGTACCATGTAGCCTGTAACGCAACACGCTACAAAACCTAGGGTGTCAAGCAGCGGAAAGCTCTGCTTTTCGTTTGTCCTTGGCCACCGTGATAGCGGCGATAAACCCCGCATCTGATTGAGACGCTGTGTACGCTGCTTTCCAATTTGATTGTAAATCTGTGACATTTTTGCTCTCCTCGATTAGTTTTACATAAGCCTCTGGCTCAGGTTTTGAGCCATCCTCGGGTAAATCTTCTCCTGCGTAGATGTATAAGCCTAGACCGTGTAACGCAATCCCTTTAGCCAGACAGCGCATGATGGCCGTGTTGACCTGAAAAGCGTCTGGGTTAGGGATAGCCTTGTTCTTGTGGTCAAGGACGGGAAGCTGGCAAGTAAGCGTCTTGCCGAACATCGTAACGTCTACGAATACCATCTTGGTGTCGCCGATGCTGACGTACGGTTTATCGTACGTTTCGCCAAACATCTTGACAGTCCACTCTGCTTGCGGGTCTGCCTTGATTGCTTCTTGCCAAGCCCATGCCCACGACAGGTATGTAAGGTTTCCCTTCTTTTCTGTATGGTCGTTGACGTTAATCTTAAGTAAATCTACTGCGTTCATTTGAACCTCCTCACAATGTCGTCGTGTTCCTCAAGTGCCTCTAACAGATATTTTACCGCAATTCTTACATAGTCGTCGTCACCGTTAGCGTCCCGTATTGTCTGAGCGCAACCAAGCATCTTGCCGTGGTTGCTAGACATTAGGCGTTGGCGTTCCCACAAGGCTTCGGTCTCTTGTTGCTCTTGCTCTTGCTGTTGTGCGTGGGCTTGGCAATCAGTCACGGTTAGCCTCCCATGCGCGTTCTTGCCAATAAGAATCGTCGTCTTCTTCTTCCTCGGACTTGGGTTCTTCAGGTGGTGTGTAATACCAATCTTCGTTGTATAACATTTTTCTCTCCTCAATTACAAAGATGCCAAAGCGGTATCTAGGTCTGTTTTGTTATTTACTGACAAACTTAAAGCGTCAATCCAAAGGTCAATTACTTTATTAGCAACCTTGCGTCCCGCATCATTCGTAGACTCAGGAACAATTACATAGTTGAACGATTTTGTTGGGTGAGAATGGAATGTAACTTTTGCGCCATCATCGCTTTCGTATGTGTAAACATCTTCAGTCTTACAAACAACTTTATTGCGGAATTTTACTGAAACTTCAATTTTTGATTTTGCGGTAAGTTTGTACATTTGTTTGCCCTCCTCGGCGTATGGCGGGATGCCATGAACAGAATCTTACACTACTTTTCGGGGTTGTGTAAGAAATATACCTAGGACTAACCCTAATGTATGGTTATACAGTAGAATGTAAGAATGTTGTCCCCTACCCAGCGTTCCCTAAAATACCTACGAGACCAAGGCTATTCGGTCTGGATAGTCGAGCATTGGAACAGTTTTGCCCGTATTCGCCAGGACTTGTTTGGTTGTATAGACCTCCTAGCCATTGGAAACGGGGACACCATAGCCATTCAGACCACCACGGCATCAAATATGTCGGCCAGAAAGCACAAAATCCTAGAAAACCAGTATTACCCAGAAATGGTGCGGAGCAACTGGAAAGTGCATTTACACGGCTGGGTAAAGGTTGGCAACCGTTGGGAAGTAAAAGTTGTTGAACTTAACTGAATCCGTGGTATCCTAGCGTTGTCAGCGGTGTGGCAGCCGTTGGAACCAAAAAGGACAGGCAATGGTAGCGCAAGCCCATATAAGTCTAGGGCGTGTGTAGAGTTCAAACCGATGAGTTCGGCTTACTATCGTTGCCCCCTTATTGGTTTCAATTTCTGCTCATGCCAAGAGCCACGCTCTAGTCTTATGTGGGCTTTTTCTTTTGCTGACTGCGACCATGCTGGTCAGGGTAACGGGCGGCGGCATGGGTCTAAGAGCAGACCGTGGGGAAGTTCCTGAAATACTGCACTAGGGCGGCGAAGTCAGCACCCTTGAGAACGATAAGGCTGGCGAGTCAAGTGCGGCTCCGAAGGGCAAACTTGTAAAGGACTCTTTCATCTTATGACAGGGATGGCTGAGTCTTGCTCACCAAAGGGCAAGTATCTTAACTACTAGGATATATATGATAGAAATAAGCGAGGAGTTCAGGAAGTGGGCTAAGGAGCATAAGTACAGGTTAGACAGGGATGAGAATGGGTACTTCACCAGCACCCACACACAGTCGGCTTGGGACGCTTGGGAGGCAAGAGGATGTATAGAAACAGAGAGTACGGCAGCCAGCTAAAGGACTTCTCAGGTTTGAGATGGGGAGCAATATCTCCGACAGACATAGACGCAATTCTAGAGTTCTCTAACCGACTGTTCATAATCGTAGAGGCAAAATATAAAAATGCCCAAGTCCCATTCGGTCAGAAACTATGCCTAGAGCGACTCTGCGATGCCATCCAAAGCGAAACCAAGACCTGTGTGCTAATGCTTACGTCGCACGAAAGCGACGGGGATATAGATATGGGTTTGACAATTGTTAGACAATATAGGGAAAATGGAGTCTGGCACGAATCGCCAGAAATGACTTTGAGGGAAGTCATAGACATTATGAGGAGAAAATATCTTGGATGATTTCAACACCTTCTGGGCGCTATACCCAAAAAAAGTAGCCAAGGCCGACGCTAGAAAAGCCTGGGCGCAGACAAAAGATATACGGCCAGAGTTAACAAATTTGTTAACTGCCATCACAGCCGCTTGCAAGACCGAGTCTTGGATGAAGTCAGGCGGGGCGTTCATACCATACCCTGCCTCATACTTACGCGGCGAGCGTTGGGACGATATACATGAGGTTACCCTGCCAAACGTAGTCAACGAGAAGCCTTGGCACGAGACGGCTACGGGCATAGAACTCAAGGGTAAAGAGTTAGGTTTAGACCCTAGCCAGTTCGAGTCCTTCCCCCACTTTAAGGTTGCGGTTATGAGAGCCGCGCTTAAGTCCGCGTGATTCTCTCCCCACATAACAGGAACATAGCCCGTGAGATGGTGGATAACGCACCTGACGGGCATATCCTAGAAGTCCGGCCACCTAAGCGCAGTCTTGATAGCAACAGGTACTACTGGGCGGTCTTGGGTGATATATCCGAGCAGGTAGTTCCAGGTAGGTTTTACGAGCCTAGCGTCTATCACGAATACTTTAGAACTTTGTTCCTACCTGAACGGATGGTGGAGTTGCCGGACGGAAGCATAAAGATGCTAGAACCGAGTACGAGTGAGTTAAACCAGGCGACGTTCTCGGAGTACACGGAGAAAGTAGTGAAATGGGCTTTGGAACATGATGTAAGATTTAGTGACAACACGAGGGGGCTGAAATGAGGGTATTGGTAGCTTGCGAATTTAGTGGAACGGTCAGGGATGCGTTTATTGCCCGTGGGCATGACGCTATGAGCTGCGACCTAGAATCAACAGATGTTCCTGGGCCGCATTACCAAGGTGATATGTTCGACATAATCAACGATGGTTGGGATTTGATGATTGCACACCCGCCATGCACCCACTTAGCTGTATCAGGGGCAAAGCACTTTGAAAAGAAAAGGGCAGATGGCAGACAACAACAGGGCATAGATTTCTTTTTGAGAGTTGTCAATTCGCCTATACCAAAAATTGCCGTTGAAAATCCAATTGGAATTATGTCTAACATTTACCGTAAGCCAGACCAAATTATTCAGCCCTGGCAATATGGACACAAAACCACAAAAGCAACTTGCTTATGGCTTAAAGGATTGCCATTACTAAAACCTACAAATATCGTAGACAAGGGTGAGTTTGTTGTATTTCCAAGTGGCAAGCGGATGTCTAAATGGTATGCAGACTCAGCTAAGAACCCACCAAAGGAAAGAGAACGTATCCGCAACAAAACTTTTCAAGGAATAGCTGACGCGATGACAGAACAATGGGGATGACGTGAAAGTTCTCCCAATAAAAAACGAAGAATCTTATCCTTGGCTATTAAAAAAACATTATGCAAAACGCATACCGTCAATTAGCTACGCATTTGGTTTATACGACGAGCTTGAATTGATTGGCGTTGTAACTTACGGTATGCCAGCAAGCCCATTTTTGTGCGTAGGTGTATGCGGAGAACACAACCGCAACGACGTTATAGAATTAAATCGTTTGTGTTTAGATGGAAACGAAAAAAACCAAGCTAGTTTTTTGGTTGCCAATAGCATAAAAATGCTACCAAAACCAAAAATAATTGTGTCTTACGCAGATACTGCAATGGGTCATATTGGGTATGTATATCAAGCCACTAACTTTTTATTTACCGGCACAACAAAAGAAAGAACTGACATGGCTTCTGAAAATGGTGGGCATAGCCGCCATAATTCTGGTGACTCAACTAAAAGAGTAGATAGAAGCGCAAAGCACCGTTATGTGTTTATACACGGAAATAAACAAGACAGAAAACGATTGTTGAAAGAATTAAATTACGATGTTTTGCCATACCCAAAAGGCAATTCACAAAAGTATGACTCTGGCGGTTCAGTCCCAACTCAAAACCTTCTTTTTGCATGACAAAAGATGAAAAAAACCATCTCTCTAAAGTTGCAGCCCTCGGATGCATGGTCTGCCGAAGAATTGGGTACTCTGATAGCCCGTCTGAAATTCATCATCTGCGGGCCGGTCAAGGATGGGGCAGGTCTTCGCACTACCTTGCAATACCACTATGCCCAGAGCATCACCGAGGTAAAACTGGAGTTCACGGACTCGGAACCAAAGGCTTCCCAAAGCACTATGGATTTACAGAACAAGATTTGCTTGACGACGTAAACAAGGAACTGAATGAAAGCAATAGCGATAGCAACAACTGAGGGGAAGTGCCTTCCTGTCCTAGCCGCCTCCGTGACCTTCTACGTCCCGCAGGATGTGACGGTATTCCTAGCCGGTAGCGACATTATCTTCCCGCGCCACAGGACTGTGAACCTTCCCAACGACGCTACTAACTTTGGAGACGCTTATAACGCGGTGGTCAAGCGGGCGTTCGAGGAGGTTGACGAGGTTGTGGTCTGTAACGACGATATTGTGTTCAACCCTACCACCTGGAAGTTGCTTGGCGAGGACGTTGCGTTTTTGCGAGACAAAAGCATCCCCCTCGGATGGGCATCCGCTAGGTCTGATTATGCCCGAGGATTGCAGAACATTAGGCTAGGGCAGGGAAAAATGGAGTGGTTCAGGTACGAGACAGAGAACCTTATTAACATCACCGATGTTATAGCCCCGATTTGTAGTTACATATCCAAGGAGGCTTGGGTGGACTTCCCGCCTATCAACTGGTACTCGGACGACGTGCAATGCTTGGACATCCAGAAGAAGGGTTTCCAGCACGCCATCAGCAGGGCTTACGTCCACCACGTCGGTTCTCAAACGTGTGGATTTAATGCCAAAGAACTTATACAATCTGCCCAACCTTGGATTAAAGCAAATAGGCCGGAGTTATACGACTTATGGTTTCGGAAGAAAGACTAAAAAACTGGGCTTTTTATTGTGCGTGGGGTCATGTTGGCCCTGAACACCGTACCCAATGCGCCAGCGCAGAAGGTAACTACGAGTCCGAGGATGTCTTTGAGGGCGAGGAGCCAAGGATAGAACCCGATATGCTTGACGGGCAGGAAGTAGAGAACGCAGTAAGGGTTTTACCCGATATAAGCCGCAGGGTTTTGAAGGCAAGGTATATCCAGTACCCGTACAACTTGAGCCACAATGTAGCCCAAAGATTACGGATGAGCGCGGATAGGTTAGAGGCAGAATTACACATAGCCAAGAGGAGGCTACATGACAGACTTAACAGAAATCAGGCAGGGCACAGAGGAATGGTTACAGGCGAGGCTGGGGTTTTGCACCGCGAGCAGGGTTAGCGATGCCTTGGCGGGCAAGGATACCGAGACCCGCAAGAACTACCTCTGGCAGCTTGTAGCAGAAAGGCTCACCAAGACCCAACAGGCTAGTTTTGCGCCCAACGCGGCAATGATTAGGGGTACGGAGCAGGAACCCATCGCCAGAGCCGCATACGAGGCTCACACGGGCGTTTTCGTAGACCAAGTAGGGTTCGTCCCACACCCGACGATAAAGTGGCTAGGAGCCTCTCCTGACGGCTTGGTTGGGGATGAGGGTTTGGTAGAGATTAAGAACCCGAACACGGCCACGCACCTGCAATACAGGAAGGCGGGCAAGGTTCCGACCAAGTACAAGAATCAGATGATGCTCCAACTTGCTTGCACGGGTAGGAAATGGTGCGACTTTGTGAGTTTCGACTCCCGACTGCCTGTCAGCAAGATGCTGTTCATCGTGCGGTTCGAGCCGGAACAAAAGGAGATAGACGAGATGTTGGACAAGATTCAGGTGTTCTTATCAGAAGTGGAGGCCGAGTGTGACGATTGACGACCTGGCGGTAGAGGCGGGATTGTTTTTGAAGGAGGGGGAGTTGTTGTTCAACTTCCACGAAGACTCTCGTACCCAGTTGCAGAGGTTTGCGGAAATCGTGCGCGAGGAGGAGATGTTGCGGTGCGCGAGGATGGCAGAGGATTGGGGATTTAAGAGCTTGGCCCAGGAGATGAGGGGTTGAGCCAGCAGGTGATGATAGAAGCCCTGTATCAGGAGATTATGGGCGTTCTAGAGAAGTTTGACGAGGCACTCCCTCTAGCCTCTGTGGTAGGTGTCTTAGAGGTAATCAAGTTTCAGCTTTTGAATAACACGGAGGAAGACGAATGAGAGACGGACTTATATCTGCACACTTCTACGCGCAGGACGCGGCGTTTTTCGTGCTATGTATGCTTGGCGTTATTATCTTCGCGGGGTGGACAGAGTGGCGGCGTGGTTAATAGCCGGTAT